GTCCTGGTTGTTGGCGACGACGCCCACGTGGCAGACGTTGTGGAACGTGCAGCGGTAGACCGCATCTACATCCGGAAAGAGGATAGAGGAAGCGGCCTGCGTCTGTAGGAGGTTGAGGCCGTCGTAAAGGACGGCACCGAAACCTTCCTCCCAGATGGCCTCCACGCCCGGCTGCAGGATCTGCTGGCTCGCGGAGACCTGGGCGGTCACGGGAGCGTAGAAGGTCTGCGGGTCAAGCGCGTGCGGGGCCTGGGCATCGAAGAGCTCCACGTCGTAGGAGCACTGGAGGATGCCGACGGTAGCTTCGCCGGTCATCCCCAGGATCCCAACGTCGGACTCCCCTACTGTGAGGAGGCCGACGTCGTAGAGCTTGATGTCCTTGTTGGGCGGGAGCGCACCCGTCCGGGTGAAACGCTCCTCATGACGCCGGTAACGAGCCGGAACGTCAAGAGAGATGTCCTTCCAGACGGAAGCCTCCGACGAGAGCTGGGTTGACATCGCCGCGACAAGAGAGTCGGGCGGGGCATCTCCAGCATCAACGTCGAAGGAAAGGAAGTGGCTCCCCTGGGCGGTGGTGCCAGTGCGGGTGAGGTAGGTGAACTCCAGCTTGTGGAACTTGTAGCGATCGAAGCTCCCGGCGACCCCTGACAGCCAGGGGAAGACGTCGGGGTCGGCGGGGTTGATGCTGAAAGAGTTCACTTGGAAGCCTCCCTCGTCGAGGTCGTAGGAACGTACCGAGAGAATCTCGGTGTTGCGAAGGCGGGTAGAGCCCTCGCGAGACCGAGTCCCGCTCGTCGAAGTCGAAGTAGCCACAGGCGCATGCGTGGTTTTCGCGCGCGCCCTAGCACGAGACTTGCGTCCGCGTGCCATGGACCAGCCATCCGATGGTCCGGAGCCTCCGATTGATCCACCCCAGGTGCGGTGAGTGGCGCATCTCGTAGGCGTACTGGTGATCCTTGGCCTCGTCCCGCTCACCTGCGAGGTAGCGGTAGAGAGTCTTGGACCAGCTCTCGGGCTCGACGCCGCCGTGCCGCCAAAACGTCTGTGAGCAGAAAGAGAACTTCTCAACAGTGTTGTGGAGGAACTTAACGCGGAGCCCGAGGGAAGCGTAGTAGGCCTTGATCTGGTCGGGCGAATGCCCA